AAAATCGATTTATCCCCAATATAAAGCGAACCGAAGACAAGATATGAACGAGTTCAAATACGAGTCGTATCTTCAACAAAAAGTTCGTGTAAAACAATACTTGGAAGAGATATTTGTTAGACAGGTTGAGGTTAAAGATAATGAGTCCGACGACCTGATGGCATACTACACCCAAATATCGACCGATGAGGATATTATAATCTTCTCTGCGGACAAAGACCTTACCCAACTCATTTCCGAGAGGGTAACCATTTATTCACCAATTTCAAAACAATATTATAAGAATGGGGATATGATAACCATTAACAAGGTTGACATTCCCCACTATAATGTATTGTTAACCAAAATCTTTACTGGTGATAAATCCGATAACATTTATGGTATTGAAGGATTGGGGGAAAAAACATTGATTAAATATTTCCCTCAAGTGCAGGAGAAACCATGCACTATCGAAGAAATCTTGGACTACGCCCGAAATATCGAGCAAAAGAAACCTATTAAAACTCTGAATAATATTTTGACTGGTAAGACAAAATTGTCTATACTTGGAGAAGAGTTCTATAATACGAACAAAAAAATTGTTGACCTTAAAAACCCCCTAATTACAGATGATGGAAAAGACTTAGTAGAACAGATTTTAACAGACGCGATAGACCCTACCGATAGGGGATATAAAAACTTAATGAGAATGATGATGGAGGATGGTCTCTTTAAGTATCTCCCAAAAGACGACGAGGCTTGGGTCAACTTCCTCAAACCATTTATGAAATTAACAAGAAAAGAAAAAAGAAACACACAAAAAAATTAAATTTATGAAAGAACAAGAAAGCACAAAAATTGAATTTTTATTAACACTAAATGATAATATTGTAGTTCAAAGGTTTTTTAATGTTAGAGGATATAATCCTAAAGCGAAAAATTCATTGGAGTTCTATTACTTTATGAAAAGTTTTAAAGAAGAACTTCAATATCTATTGAAAATGAAAACGGTTACTTATATGATGGACAATCAAGATTCCATATCAAATGACCCAACTATTATGAATACATCGTTTACCGACGGCCCGGAAATCTTCAATATGTATATTAAAATTGGAGAGCAGACAATTTGTCATAGAATTTTGGACGGAAAATTATTTCCACCAAAAGTTCGTTATACTGTCGATATACGACCAATATTAAAAGATGCGCTCCGAGATTTGACTGACATCTTCTCAACAAAAAAATTAAGTTTTAATTATTTGGGAATTGATTTGAGTAAGTAACTATTTAATAAAACAAGGAAACTTACAAAGAACATATGAACAAGAATTTTGATTATTTAGGAAATACATTTCAATTACAACTTTTAAACCAAATCATAGTAGATAAGGAATTCTCAATGACCATTATGGATGTCATTGAAAGTTCTTACTTTGACAACAAATACTTTAAAATCATCTTGCAGATGGTTAAAGAGTATTATGTAAAATACCAATCAACACCTAATTTCGATACTCTTGAGCAAATCGTTAAATCTGAAATTTCACAAGAATTGGTTGCTAAAATCGTTCTTGATACCATAACACAAGTTAAAGATGCTCCATTTGAAGGAACCCAATTTGTTCAAGAAAAGGCTTTGAAGTTCTGTAAACAACAGGAACTTCAAAAGGCGATGGATAAGGCTCAAAAAATCATCACAGAAGGTGATTTTGAATCGTATGATAAAGTTGAAGGGTTGGTTCGAGAAGCGTTACAAGTTGGGGAAAGAGAAACCGGATTGACTGACATATTCTCCAACCTTGACACCGTTTTGGATGAGGATTTTAGACACCCGATTCCGATGGGTATTCCGGGTATTGACAAGTTGTTAAAAGGTGGGTTGGCGAAAGGTGAGATTGGGGTGATACTCGCTCCGACCGGTGTTGGGAAAACAACCATCTTAACCAAAATTGCAAACACCGCATTTAATCTTGGTTATAATGTTATCCAAATATTTTTTGAGGATAACCCTAAAATCGTTCAAAGAAAACATTTTACCCTTTGGACTGGTATTGAACCGGATAACTTGGTTCAAAATAAAGAAGAGGTTATGGGTAAAATTACCGAGATTAAAGAAACTATGAAAAATGAGTTAATCTTGAAAAAATTACCATCAGATTCTGTCACTATGAATCAGATTAAGAATCAACTTAGAAAAATGATTGCCGACGGAACAAAAATTGATTTGGTTTTATTAGACTATATTGATTGTGTGGTTCCTGAAAGTAGTAGTAAAGATGAGTGGAAAGCTGAGGGTTCGGTTATGAGAGGGTTTGAGGCTATGTGTCACGAACTTAATTTGGTTGGTTGGACGGCAACCCAAGGTAATAGAAGTTCAATCTCATCTGAGGTTGTAACTACAGACCAAATGGGAGGGTCAATTAAGAAGGCTCAAGTTGGGCATGTTATTATATCTGTTGCTAAAACATTACAACAAAAAGAAATGAATTTGGCAACAATTGCAATTACCAAATCAAGATTGGGTAAGGATGGTGTTGTATTTGAGAATTGTAAATTCAACAATGAATTACTTGAGATTGATACTGAAAGTTCGGTAACATTCTTAGGGTTTGAAGAACAACAAGAGGAGAGAAAAAGAGATAGAGTTAAAGAATTATTAGAAAAAAGAAAATTAAGAGAACAACAACAAAATTAAAAAAAAATATGGAAAAAATATTAGTAGAAAACCCTAACAGGTTTGTTATATTCCCGATAGAGCACAACGATATCTGGGAATTTTATAAACAACATCAAGCCGCTTTTTGGACTGCGGAAGAAGTAGACTTAACCAATGACATTCGTGATTGGGAAAATTTGTCGGATAATGAAAAGTATTTCGTTAAGAATGTATTGTCATTCTTCGCGGCATCGGATGGTATCGTTAATGAGAACTTGGCGGAAAACTTCCTAAAAGAAGTTCAATACCCGGAAGCTAAATTTTTCTACGGATTCCAATTAATGATGGAAAACATACACGGATTGATGTATTCATTATTGATTGACACTTATGTTTCAAATCCAAAAGAAAAAGATGAATGTTTCCACGCAATCGATAGATTACCTGCAGTTCAAAAGAAAGCTAATTGGGCTTTGAATTGGATTAAAGACGCGTCATTCCAAGAACGATTGGTGGCATTTGCGGCAGTTGAAGGTATCTTCTTTTCAGGGTCATTCTGTTCAATTTTTTGGTTAAAATCAAGAGGACTTATGCAAGGTTTGTGTAATGCTAATTCATTGATTTTTAAGGATGAGAACTTACATTGTGATTTCGCAATTCATTTATTGAACAATCATATCGAGGATAAACCAAGTGAAAAGAGAATCAAAGAAATTTTATTATCAGCGTTAGAAATTGAAAAAGAATTTATTACAGAATCTTTACCAGTTTCACTTATTGGGATGAATTCAAACTTGATGAAACAATATCTTGAGTTTGTTGTTGATGGACTTTTGGTTAAACTTGGTTGTAAAAAAGAATTTAATGTTGAACAACCATTTAAGTTCATGGAACAAATCGCGGTTGAAACTAAAGGTAATTTCTTTGAATCAAGAACTATGGAATACCAAAAAGCAAAATTGAACGAAACTATTACATTTACAGAAGATTTCTAAACAAAACATAAATTATGATGTCATTAAGAATTAAAAAAAGAGGTGGAGACGATGCGCCGTTTAACCCACAAAAAATTTACAACAGAATTAAAAGAGCTTCGAAAGGATTGAGTGTTAATTCTGACGAGATTTTTATAAAAGTAATAACTTCAGTTCCAACTGAAGGTTTGATTACCACTAAAGAATTGGATAAACTTGTTTATGAAATTGCCGCGGCATATACGGGTAGTCACCACGACTACTCAAGACTCGCATCATCAGTTGCTATTTCAGCGTATCATAAGGAAACTAAAGATAGTTTTTCGGAAACCATGATGGAATTATATGATTTGGGTGTCGTTAACGAAAAACTAATCGATGTTATTAAAAATTATGGACCGGAGAAAATTGACGAGGCGATTAATCATGAAAATGATTATAATTTTGATTACTTCGCTTGGAGGTCATTACAGGAGATGTATTTGTTAAAAACACCTGAAGGTAAAGTGGTAGAAAGACCTCAACATATGTATATGAGAGTTGCTTTGTGGGTAACAAACACCTATGAAGAAGCTATGGATTATTATAAGTCATTGTCAACTCAATTGATATCACCGGCAACACCAATCATGATTAACTCGGGAACCAAAGTTCCTCAATTGGCATCATGTGTATTACACTATAATAATTCAGATTCTCGTAATGGATTGTTGGATACTTTGAATGATATTTCAACATATTCTTCAGACGCTGCGGGTATTGGATTGTCAATGTCTAACATTAGAAGTAAGGAAAGTAGAATTAATACTTCAGGAGGATTCGCCGGAGGACTATTAAAGTATTTGAAAATTGTTAACGAGTCTCTAAGATTCTTCAATCAACAAGGTAGGAGACCTGGTAGTGCCGCCATTTATTTGGAACCATGGCACAAAGATATCATAGACTTACTGGAAATTAAGAAAAACACAGGTGCTGAAGAATTGAGAGCAAGAGATTTGTTCACCGCAATATGGATTCCGGATAACTTTATGAACGCGGTTAAGGACAATGGTGATTGGTATTTATTCTGCCCTAATGACATCATCAAGGCGGGAATTAAACCACTTCAAGAGTGTTATGGTGAGGAATATGAATCAAACTATAACAAAGCGGTTGAGATGGGTCTTGGTAAGAAAATTAAAGCACAAGACATTTGGACAAAAATTGTTGAATCTCAAATCGAAACGGGAGTTCCTTACTTATGTTCTAAAGACAGTGCAAATAGAAAAACAAATCACCAAAACATTGGTGTTATCAAACAATCTAACCTCTGTAATGAGATTTATCAGTTTACAGACGAAGAAACCACGGCAATATGCACATTGTCATCAATCGTGTTGAAAAACTTTATCAAAGATGGTAAATTTGATTATAATCTTTTGATTGGTGAAGTTAGAAAAGTTGTAAGAGCTTTGAATAATGTGGTAGATAAGAACACATATTCAACTGAAAAAGGATTGAAAGGTGGATTAGAACAAAGAGCAATTGCAATTGGAACCCAAGGATTGGCGGATGTATTTTATTTGATGGATTACATTTTCACATCAGAGGAAGCGAGAATGTTGAATAAAAATATATTTGAGGCAATATATTTTGCGGCGGTAACTGAAAGTATGGAATTGTGTAAATCAGGAGTTAGAACACCTTACAAATATTTCGAAGGTTCTCCGATGTCAAAAGGTGTATTACAATTTGATATGTGGGGATTGACTGAATCTGAATTATTTTTAGATTGGAGTTTATTGAAAGAAGATGTTAAAAAATATGGGGTGTGTAACTCTTTATTCACGGCACAAATGCCGGTTGCGTCTTCAGCTAAGATTACAGGTTCATTTGAAATGACTGAACCGGCTCACTCGACATTATTTAATAGGCGTGTTGTTGGTGGGGAGATTTTAATTGTAAACAAGTATTTAATTACCGATTTTGAAAAGATTGGTATTTGGAACGAAGATTTAAAAAATGAAATTATCATGAATGAAGGGTCAATTCAAAATATTAACTTCAATAATTATCTTGACCCTGAAGACAAAAATTATACCAAAAAAGTTAAAAGAACCGAGCATTTGATTAACAAATATAAAACTATATGGGAAATATCTCAGAGAGAGTTGATTGATATGGCTGCAGACAGAGCACCATTTATTGACCAATCACAGTCAATGAATATTTATATGTCAAATCCAACATTATCAAAAATTACATCATCTCACTTCCATTCGTGGTCGAAAGGATTGAAGACTTTGTGTTACTATGTTAGAACTAAGGCAATATCAACAGGTGCAAAACATTTGGCGGTAGACGTATCAAAAATACAACAACCCAAAATTAAACCTGAAATTCCAAAGGTTGAAATATCTGAAGTGACTAACAAACCTGAAGATAGTCAATTTGAATGTTTTGGTTGTTCATCTTAAAATAAAAATCCCAACAATTAGTTGGGATTTTCTTTTTTTATCTATTTATAAGAAAAAAATAGAACTATATATTTATAATTATGGCAAATGGTGTAACATATGGTATTAATTTTCCGTTTAGGGATTCCGTAAAAGGGAATTACCTCCAATTAACGGAACTGCAATCAGAAGAAATTAAGGCTGACTTAATTCATTTATTATTAACTCGAAAGGGTTCAAGATACTTTCTCCCTGAATTTGGGACAAGGTTATATGAATTTTTATTTGAACCATTTGACAACTTGACTTTTAATGCCCTTGAATCTGATATACGAGATGCAATTGAGAATTTTATGCCAAACTTAATAGTTAATAATTTATCAATTACACCTGCAGACCCACAAGAAGAAATTGATATCGCAACCGGACAAAATATTGTTGGTAGTAGCGAATCTTCAATATATAGATTTCCCGGTAAAGGAACATCAGAATATACCGCAAAAATTAGAATAGATTATTCTACCAATGGTTCAACATTCGGTCAGAGTGATTTTGTTATCATTAATATTTAAATAGTATGGCAAATAATAGAATATCATATAGTAGTAGAGATTACCAATCGATAAGAGCCGATTTATTAAATTACGCCCGAACTTATTATCCTGATTTGATACAGGATTTTAATGATGCTTCGATTTTCTCGGTATTTCTTGATTTGAATGCCGCGGTTGCGGATAATTTACATTATAATATTGACCGAAGTATTCAAGAGACCGTATTACAATACGCACAACAAAGGTCGTCAATTTATAATATCGCCAGAACTTACGGTTTAAAATTACCGGGTCAAAGGCCGTCAGTGGCATTAGTTGATTATTCTATAACGGTTCCTGTTTTTGGGGATAAAGAAGATGAACGATATCTTGGAACATTGGCAAGAGGTTCCCAAGTTGTTGGAGCAGGTATTGTTTTTGAGAATGTTTATGATATTGATTTTGCGTCACCATATAACGCTCAAGGATTTCCAAATAGATTGAAAATACCAAATTTCAATGCAAACAATATATTAATTAACTATACGATAACTAAAAGAGAAATTGTAGTTAATGGTATTACTAAGGTGTTCAAACGAGTAATCGGAGCTAATGATGTTAAACCATTTTTTGA